TTCCACAACAATTTTATCCACATCTTTTCTTTCGCCATAAACAATATAACTACATTTGATTGCAGAACTACTATTATTTAATACTTTTATTTTAGTTCCCCAATCAGTTATCTCATAATAAAGCTCTTGATAAACACCGATAGGAGTTAGATGAACAGTTATACTTTCCGCATCAACCAAACCTTTCCAATACTCAGGAAGATCAATATAATTTTTTCCGTCAAGAACTCCTCTATAATATACAGCAGCTTCAGGTCCTTCTAGACATATATGTGTCAATCTCCAACCTTTTTTTGTTGGATGATGCATATCAAATCCTTTTGGAGGAGATGCTTTTGCTTTTGCTAATTCCGATTCAAGCCAAACACATTCAATTCTCCCAGAAACATTTAATATTCCATGAAAAGTTGTGGGCGCATTCCCGACATTTAATGCATTTTTTACATCTACTCCATTTTTTAAACTTAATGCATTCTTAATTGTTGTTCCAAATTTACTATTTAATCCATAAAAATTAGTGCTTCCTATAAAATCAGTAACTCCAACAAAATTAGACCAACCATCAACCCATAACGAGTAAGGCAAACTCAATCCCGGAATTGTAACTGATGGACCAATATTAACTGCTGCTTTAGCAGCACCTACTGATAATGCCCCACCAAAAAATGAAACTCCAGAATTAACAAGAGTTCCTGGATTTAATGCAAGATTAGAAAATGTAGTTAATGATGTATCTAATAATCCTAATCTTAATTTACCAAATTGTCCAAATGCATCTCTCATTTTTATCCACAAACAGAAGTAAAGAATTTTTTGACTTTATCTATAATATTAATTATTTGACTAATAAAATCTTGATTTAAAATTTCATCATCTCCACCAGAAACTTCAACTGGACCAGATTCTGAATGTACTGAACAAAATCCTCCAATCATTTCTGCTTCATTAGCAGCAGTAACTCTAAATTTATCAACCTCTGTTATTGATTCTGGCGCTCTTGAATATACAACTTTTGGTGCAACAGAAGAAACTGATCCATCTGCACCAGTTGCTTGTATTTTTACATTTTTACCTTCTAAGATTAAATCACCATTAGGAGCTTTTAAATGTATATTACCATTTATTGAATAAAATCCAATAGATAAATCTTTATCTGTCGCATCAGAACCAGAATAAACCTCGAAAGATTTATTTGCATTTAACTTGCAATTTCCTTGCTTATAAAAATGAATACCTTGAGCACTATCAGTAGTTAAACAAAATTCCCCAATCCCGTGACCAAGTGTTTCATTATTTGCAACCATCTCAAAACCAGGAAATGATTGTCTAAAATATTCCCTAACTTCTTCTTTTATTAAATTTTTAATTTCGTCTTCGTTCATATACAATCAATTACGCTAGTAATTCCAACAAGAGGTCTTTGTTCTCTATCTGATGTGAATTGTTGCTTATATCTCATCACTGGAATTAAGTTTGCACCAATACCAGTACTTGTATTTATTATCAATATTGGTCTTTGTGCAAACTGTTGATTATAATTTGTTGGTATTTGTACAGAAACAATTGATCCATTTGGTGTAGTTATGATTGGAACAGTAACTTCACCACCAGTTCCACCACCAATTCCACCACCAATTCCACCACCAGTTCCACCACCAGTTCCACCACCAGTTCCACCACCAGATATATCATTATTAATAATTGTAACTGTATCATTTGGATCATATCCAAACCCAGGATTTTTTATAAAAATATCAGATACTGTCCCAACAATTCCGGATGATGTTCCCTGAGATCCCCCAATGTAACCAAATCCAAATGAGGTTAATATAACTCTTTCAATAGATCCATTATTAATTACTGGAATTGCTTGTGCTCCACTTCCATATCCACTATTGTCTATAACTGCAACCGTTGTTTGGTCATCATAACCACTACCACCATTATTTACTTCTATTGAAAATATTCTAGTATCATCTCCAACAATTGGAGTCAGATCAGCACCAGTTCCATTACCATAAACTTCAACCTTTGGAGGTAATCCAGTTCCATATCTATATCCAATAGGCATTCTTATTAAATCATCTTGGGATTGTGGATTATACAATCTTTGATTGCATTCATCAAATTCAAATGCACCATCACCATATAAAGAAATTCTTGCAATAGCACTTTCTATTGACCCAAATCCATTATTATTAACCTCAGACAAATTACCACCAGAAAGATTATCAATTGATCTAAACAAATTAGTCAAACTTGAATTATTATAAGTTGGTCTTTCATCAATAAAAAATCCTTCATTAAGAGAACCACTAACCCTACTTAAATCATTGGATACTGATTTTAAAACATTAATTTGTCTTACCTGTTTTCCCCAATCATCTGAAGATTTTTTAAGTGCTGCAGATGTAGATGAAATCCATTCGCTTGGAGTATCACATTTTAAACCATCACAACCAATAAAATTATAAATTTGAGTCGCTAAATTACTTACATCGGAAAGTACTTTTGTTATATTTGAAAGACCACCAGTTAGCCAACTAATACCAGAAAGCACAGGACTAATAGCATCTTCAATCAATTCCATTACTTTAGACATCATTCCAGAAACAAATTGCTCTGCTGCACAAGCAGGACCGTTAATAACTTTCCCAAGTAGGTTTTCAAGCATTCTAACCACAAAGTCAATAATTTCATCAATCAAATTTTCAAATATACAAAATAAAACATCAATAATATTTTTGGTTGCTTTCTGTGCAGCAGGAGCAAGTACAAAATCTGCTGGGTTTGTTTTTTTCTGTATTCCTAAAAATTTCTTAAATAAGCTAATTAAACACTTTACGATGCCACTACGGATATTATTAATAATTTGTTTTATAATACCACCAATTTGACCAGCGACTTGTCTTATTTGATTCGTTATATTTACAATCTCATTTAATATTGGATCAATAAATTGACCAACTGCACTTTCAAGTCCATCAACAAAAGCAATAAAATCTTGTATAATTTGTGTTAATCTTCCAATAAAATCATCACCGCATTTACTTGGATTTCTCCAAGTCTTTGTAGTTTTCTTTTCAAATGCAGCTTGTGCTGCCGAAGCGTTTGCTTTTTTAATATGTACAGATGGTTCTCCATTTAATGTATTATTTTCAAGATCAATACTACCAGTAGTGCCTTGCTCCACTGGGTTTGTAGTTACTGCTTGTCTTTTTGTTGGTTCAATAATATTTCCGGGATGACCAGTAAATGGTTTAAATTTTGAACTTTGTTCTGTAAATATTTCCTCTTCTGTTATACTATTTTGAACATCTTCACTTCTGTGGAGTAGTCCTATAATGACTGGTTGTTGTCCATCTTCACCATCAAGAAAAAAACCGACACAAGTTTCTCCGCCACGAAGAGTCATTGTAGTTCCGCCACCTCCCTGACCACTTCCTGTAATTGGATCCATCAAAACGTGTGCCCAAGGAAGTTCTTCTTCTTTTAATGTATTATCGAAGGGATGATATCCAATAATACGAACTTTACATCTTTGTGCTGTTTTTCCATCTTGGGATAGTGCAACATTTACATCTTTCCAGTATCTTTCGTGAGCAACTCTGCCTATCCACCAAACAAAGCCGTCTTTTCCTAATATACCAGTTTTTAATAAACTCTCTTCAATCATCGTATATTCTACACTCTAAAGCATTCGGAAATTCATCACAATATAATTGTAAATTTGTCGGTACTCCAGGTTCATCTGGATTGTTTTTTTGATATCTTAGAAGTTGATTAAGATATTCTGTGAGATGTCTTTTTCTTTGACTGCTAGGTAAAGAATCAATCTCTTCACAAATATTATTAATTAGTTCTTGTAATTCCATTTTTATTTAGTGCTATTGGTTAGGACCATATAATCCATAACTATCACGAACTAATTTCAAAGATGTAACCATTTGACCACCAGAAAAGTGATGCCTTAATTCTTTAATTAAATAATTGCCACTTTGTTCGGGATCAACTTCTCCAGTATTTGCTCTTTCCATTTGTAGAAACTGAGCGTATATAATATCACCAGCTTTTAAATTTACATTACAGGGTATGTTCATATTTAGTGCTTGAGTGAATAATAAGTTATATCTTGAAAAAGATTTAGCCATATCTGCATTATCTCTACCAGAAGTTTGAAGTTCTCCAGTAATATCTAAAACTCCGTGATCAGATACTCTTGTTAATATTCTACTAATGGAACTTCCAAATTCTTCAGAAACAACAATACTATCTTGTGCCCCAAGTTTTGTTGAATTTTTTATTTCATCCTTTAGATTATATTTCCATACTGATAATTTATTTGTTATCATATCATAAAAATAAGTTTTATTCACATATATTCCAACTCTTAATGCTTTTAGTAAGTCAATATTTTTTTCATAATTATAATTAAGAATTTTAAAATTATTACTTAAATCATTTGCTTGTATAACACCAATACCATCAAAAGTATATTTGTATATTCCTTCTTTATCAGAACTGGAAGATTGAAGTTGTGTATTTGCAACTAAGCTATCAATACTTCTAAAATTAAATCCATCATAATTTTCATAAAATAAAAATCCAGCAGTTCCTTTTGCCTGTCCAGTTTCATCTTCTCCAGAAGTATTACTAACAGAAGTAATTGTTGATACTGCCTTTGGACCTAACCAAGTTAAAATATGAAAAGGTTTTTTATTATTTCCAATAAAACTATAAGAATTTGATGATGGTTCAATTATACCAATTTTATTCGTTTTTAAAGTATTTTGTAATATGTCTCTTACGTGGATATTAACTTGTGATTTATTATATCTCTTTTCGCATCTTGATGTTTCATTTGTTAGTGCCTCTCTTGAAACTAAGTGTAAAGTAAAACTTTCACTTTTTCTTTGAGCATCCAAACCACTAACTTTAATTACATAAAGTGCTCTTTCACCATCCAACTTAAAGTTACCAGAAGCAGTTTCAATATCTAATGCAACACTTTCACCACCACGAATTGGAAGACCATTAAAAATAGAATATGCATTAATTAATTGCATCGTCATTGTAATGCAAGGAGAAAAAATATCCTCAAAATAATCAATTGATAAAATTGAATTTGTTAAATCTATTTTGTTTGTACCATCCAAAGATTGAATAGTAACTCCATTAAATTTTAATCCTGATACTGATATCGCCATTATGCTGCAGAAAGATTAGTAAGAAGCATTGTTTTCCATAAACTATTTAATATCTCACCTTCATCTGGTGAAATTACAGTAACACCACCAGAACCTCCACCCCCCATTGGAATTGGAACTGGAATGGATTGTGGTTGAATAGCAGATTGTTGCTGCGGAGATAGTATTATCATTGAAGGAGTGACTCCAGTAGGAGCAATTGGAGGTTGGACTTGAGGAGCAGTTTGTGGTGAAGGTTGAACACTTTCTCTCTTTGTTCTTAAATTACGAACATAAGAATTATACATTTTCTGCATTTCTTTTACTTCTGGAGTTGGTTCAGCCTCTACTGATTTTGATCCACGAACATTTTTTCTTTCTTTTTTACCATAAAAAGATTCTCTATTTTCTTTTAATACTTTTTCATATTTTGTTCCTTTAAAGAACTCCTCTGGAGATTGTTGTCTCTCCATAGTATTCACACCGGCCTTAGCAGTTTGTCCTATATTTTTATCGTGTTGTTCTTTTGCTCTTTCTTTAGATAGTGGTGTAGAAATACTTTGCCCAAGACCAGCAGATCTTGGATTTACTGGGGATCCATTTCTATAAACTTCAAAATGTAAGTGTGTATTTTTTCCATCTGGATATAATGTTGCAACTTGCTGTCCGCCATAAACAACATCACCTACTTGAACTAGTGGAGTTGTATGAAAATATCTTGTCTTAAGACCCCCACCGTGATCTATAGTTACATAACCATCATAACCATTTGCAACAGACTCAACAACTTTACCCGTTTTGTAAGCAGAAACAGGAGCAGCCAAATCACCAACACGATGCACTAAATCAATCCCTTCGTGTGTTCTTCCACCTCTTGGGTCTCCATATTCCTGACCCCTTTGTGCTTCTGCTGCTCCACCAGGAAGTGGAAAAAATGTATCGCCAGTAACTGGACCATCATATGCTTCTGTTGATGGTGTTACTGGTGGATATACTGGTTCATCAAATATCATACCTTCATCCTTTCCCTTTTTTTGTTTTCCCTTATCGGAAGTATCAACACCAGTCATACCCAAAGTCACTTTTTCAAATTTGCTTATTACTCTTTCAAATTTTATAACAATATCATTCAAAGTTATTCCACTTTTTTCTGCTCTTTCTTTTTGTATTCTTTCTTGTCTTTTTAATCTTTTTTCAATTTTATCTTTTGGTTTTTCTTCAACTCCAGTCATTTTATCAAGAAGCGAACCACCAGCTATTGAACCACCAATACCACCAATCAATCCACCAATAATTGCTCCAGGAACTGCACCAACTCCACCAAATAAAGCTCCAATTGCAGCACCTGCTGCAGCACCTGCCTTTGCTCCTCCAATACCACCAACAACAGACCCCGCAGTTCCTAAAATTGCTTGCTCTTGAGTTTGGCCTTCTCCAAGTCTCCCACCATACTCAAGTCCAGCAAGAACTAAATTTAATGGTCCAGCAATTCCACGAATTTTTGGTATTCTTCCTTTTGGTTTTAGTGTTCTTAAACTTTTTGCAGTTAGTGGTGTTTTTGGTTTTAGTGTTCTTAAACTTTTTGCAGTTAGTGGTGTTTTTGTTTTTACCTTAGTTTTTGGTTTTAATAATTGTGGTATTTTTGCTTTTGATAACCCCTTCAATCCCAATCCACCCAAAAGACCTCCACCAATACCTTTAATTAAATCTGGTATTATTCCCTTTCGACCACCCGCACCCGTGAAAGTAATTCCATTGTCAGCAAGAAATTTTACCTTTTTCTTTTCTGGTAATTTTATTCTTTTAATATCTTTATTGCTTGTACTTAAAAAATTAATAAATGCATTATAATCTTGCGCTCTCTTTGTTAGTGGGCGTTGTACTTTTACAATATTGTTTGCTGCCGACATTAGTGGCGAAAATAATTTCTTATCCATTATCCATCAACAATATTATAAACCATTCTAGAATATAATGTTAAAAAGTTATTTGGATTTGCTGAAGGTAAAAATGGTGCGGTTGGACCATTTTGTTTTGGTGGTGGTGGTGCAATAATACCAGAACCAGAAGGAACAGATTGAACTTGTGGTGCTTGACCACCAATAGGAACAACAGTTACTTGTGGTTGTGTTTGTTGAGATGGACCAGCAGATGGTGATTGTGGATTGGGTTGATATGGTTGAACTTGTATTGGTTGTGCTTGAGATGATTGTGGTAAATATGCCTCAACCTTTTTTGCTGCTTCCGCTTTTGTTATACTTCCATCTCCATTTAAATCAAGCCCAGCATTTTGTGTATAAGCAGTTCCAGTATATCCACTTTGAGCACCTTTTCCAAAAAGAACATAATTTTCTGGTTTCCCTACAGCAGCAGGAAAAAGTACAGACATATAAACATCAGACAAAGATCCACCTTTGTTTAAAGTTCCTTCAAAATATTTGTCAACATATTTAAGTTGCTCCGTTCTTGTCATTTTTGAAAGAGCATCGGTAGAAGTTCCCAAACCTTCTGCAGTTTTTGGCATAAATTGAATTAAACCAGTAGCACCACTACCAGCTTTATTTTTTTCAGAAGGGCTGAATGTTCCTCCAGTCTCAAATCCCATAACTGCATAAAGATAATCCTCTGGAACATTATATTTTTTGGCAAGATCTGTAACTCCTTTTGTGAAAGAAATATCTTGAGAAACTTCTTCGGGAATTGTTCCTGGAGAATAAGAAGATGGACCAGGAGGAATTTCACCTCCACCACCAGGACCAGCACCACCAGGTGATGCCCCACCACCAGAGGATGCTGGAGATGATGGAGATGTTGATTTGTCTGGTTTTTTTCCTTTCAGCATACCATCAAGTATTCTATCAAACCTATCCAAAACAGAATTAAATTTATCTA